CTGTGTGCCCAGTGTCAAAGATGCTTGGTCCATGCCAGCTATCGACGTAGACACACTGTTGGTGGCTGTGCGCATTGCCACATACGGGCACGACATGGATGTCAACACACGTTGCCCAAACTGTGACGCTCAAAACGAATATCAGATGGATCTTAGAACCATCCTGGAAAATATCAAGACTCCCAATTACGAAACCAGTTTAGATATACAGGGTTTAAAATTTTACTTTAGACCCTTGAGTTATCTTGAAATGAACGAAAACAATCAGCTTCAGTTTGAAGATCAAAAGGCCATGCAGTCAGTGACTGATGCTGACGTAGACGACAAAGAAAAAATGAAACGCCTAGGTGAATCATTTTTGAGAATCACAGCACTCACAATCAAAAGCATTGCACAAAGCATCAGCGCCATACGCACTGCCGATGCTGTGGTCACTGATACCAAACACGTCTTAGAGTTCTTACAGAATTGCGAGCGTTCTGTGTTTAACACAGTGAGAGATCACATTGTTAAACTCAAGCAAGAGTCTGAAACAGCACCATTAAAGATTACTTGTAACGAATGCAGCACTGGATTTGATCAACCATTTACCTTGGACATGTCAAATTTTTTCGCAACCAACTCTTAAACTCTAACTCTGAGCAGATTCCCAAGCTGGTGGAAGCACTGGACAAGGAATGCGAAGGGATTAGAGAAGAAGCTCTAAGACTCAGTTGGTACATGCGAGGCGGTCTCACTTATGATCAAGCAATGGGACTTTCACCTCAAGAGCGCAGGTTAGTAAATGCCTTAATCAAAGATAACTTAGAAACAACCAAAAAATCCGGACTACCTTTCTATTAATATGAATTTTGAACAAGCCAAAAAAGACATCGAACAGTGGATTGTGGAGTTTGTAGAAAAGCCAAACCCTTTGTTAAACGGCTGGGCACCGTGTCCATATGCTCGTCAGGCCAGACTCAACGATCGTGTGGAGATTCGCCAGGGCTGTTTCAATCCCATTGACGACTTAAAACACATTGCCATGGGCGAGCGTGATGTGATTGCGTATGTGTACGGTCGTGAAAGATGGGATTCTGACGAGTTTAACCAGCTGGTCAAGACAGCCAACCTGGTACATCTTTCTGCACAGGGCCTGTTTGCCTTGGCAGATCACCCGGACGATGTAGAATCTGTCCGGGGTGTGGCTATGAATCAAGGCACTTATGCCATTGTGTTTGTGCAGGACATGGCCAAGCTGGATCACTTTGCCAAGATTTTAGCAGACAAGGGTTTTTATCAAGACTGGCCGGAAGACTACCTACAGGTGTTGTTTGAGGGAAGACAGGATCCCAGATGACTTACCAATATGCCAGAATCAATCTGTTGCAGACCACATACCAGCCCAGTGTGGATTGGCAGTACATCACTAATCCAGATCTTGCTGCGTTAAACGACATCTACAGAACATACTGTATCTACCGCCACTTTGGATCAGTGATGCCGATCTTTGACAGTCAGTATCTGGATCCTGACACAGATGTGATTGGCTATTACGATGCAGAACAGTTAGTAGCGTTCTCGTTAATCAAACGCTATGATACACGCAATGCACTGTGCGCACAATTTGCATGGACATACCATAAACCCAAAATGCGCCTAGGCATCGAAAGTTTAATAACCGAATGTGCTATCTACAGAGAAAGAGGATTTCAGTATCTATATCTAGATCAAGCACACTTATACAAACAGGGCCTCGAAGGCTTTGAACTGTTAGGGCCACACTCTTAAAGGAAAATCATGGCAGACATATACCATATATGGGCAAACAAAGAAGGCGAAATCTCAGACATTGATTGGGTTGCGAATATGCGCAGTTTCCTCCAGCATCTAGTAGATGAAAAGAAAATGGAATCGTTTAGAATCACACGTTGTAAGATGGGATTCAGAAGTATCTCCAGCATGCCTGAATGGCACATCATGATGGAATTTGTCAACATGGCTCAAATGGACACAGCGTTTAAACGTGTTGCTCCATTAGAAGGTGAACTGGAACAGAAACATCAGTCATTCAATCAGTTTGTTTCTGGTGATATTGAACATGCCTTGTTTCGTGATTGGCCTGATGAGTTATAAGATGAACTACGTTCATCTGTTACTTTCGCTTTCGCTCAGTAACATTTTTTCTTAATCAAGTAGTAGAAGAGAGCAGTTGTAAGTATCTCATCTAGAACTACGATCCACACTTAGCCCACACAGGGCTAAGAAAAATCATACCTCATCTGAGTCTGACTTCACCACACTAGCGTTAGAGCGATTACAGAGGCGGTTGTCCGGTACCTCGAGCTCCGTCTTATACAACGGCAGTTCGTACACATACGCAGTCATATGTACAAACCCAGGGTTTTTCTCCCTTCTTTTTGCTTTGTTTTATCTTTTCAAACAATCAAACCGCAGCATTTCGCGATCTTCGTCCTGTAAAGGATAGTGATTGAGTGCTTCTTGCAGCGAGAAGACTTCCATCCCTGCGACTCTCGTCCAGGTTTAGGGCACCCGATGTTAACTGGTGCTAGTCGTTACTGCCGTTCGTTGCCTGTTAAAGTTTGTTTTTTATGTGTGATCCATGTACACGTACTTGAATGTGACCATTGTAGTAGTCATCTGATTCCAGTACTCGCCGTGAAAATTGTTCACGTGCTTCTATGTACGAGCATTCGGACTTTGATTTACAGTAGTATAATATTTCGCGTTTGAAATTGTCTGGGCCCTGCTGATTGACGTCTTCTGTGAGATTGGGGGAGCTGCCGTAGTATTGTTGCCAGTCTGAGTCTATTTTTGATTTAATTTTTTTACGTTTTTTAGTGCCATTCTTTAATTTTACTACTTTATAAGTGGTCTTTGCAAACTTTGCGAGCTTTTTGCCCACATACATCTTGCCGGTCGTAACATTAGTGATCAAGTAAACAAACCCAACAATGTCATTGGGTAGTTCTGTAACAGCTTGTCCATTGTGATACCATGTCATGGTACATACTTATCTGTTTACCATTGGGTAGCATATTTTTCATCTACTATCTTGCTGTTACATTTTGTTTGACATTCTTGCCAACGAAATGTTTTAAATTCTGTTTCCCAAAATGGGTCTGCTAACGCATCTTTTAACGATCGTATATGTAAATTAAACTTCTCGGCAATAGTTTGCCATTCGTTGTTGTGACTATAACGATTGGCTACCCAACAGCAAGGAAACAGACGACCGCGGGCATCAATGTATAATCCTTTATTGCCAATTTCGCACAACGGCACAATATTATTTTTATCCTTGATATTATTATACAGCATTATGTTGGCAGTATGTACTGTATCTGATCTAACAGTAAAATTAATTTGTTCTCGCTCAAATCTATGTGAACTGCTTACAAACTTTGCGCTAGGTTGTAATGGATCGTCGCTGCCGTAGCTGGGATAGATACGACCAAATTTTGTGCTTTTTGTTAATTGAAAAGTGTCAACACCAAGTTTTTTTGCAAACTCCTGCATAAATTCTAAATGATCTTCGTTAAATTTAAATGCAATAGCAGCCCAGACAATTCTACAACGGCTAGTTGATCTAAGTGCTTGTAGGCCTGCAATTATGCTATTCCAATCACTGTTGACACGATATAAATTATTGCTTGCATTATCATAACCGTCAATACTGAAATGTACAGTGTCGTTATAATCTAGCAATTTGCCTAAGTTGATCCACCAGGTTAATTTTTTATGTGACCCGTTGGTAACAATAACAATTTCAACAGGCTTAATGCTTTTGATATATTCAATAACAGGTATCAAATCGTGTGCGTATATGGGATCGCCGTCGTCGCCGCAGAACGTAATCTTCTCTACATTGCCGACGATAAACTCAGGTGTAAGATTTTTCTTAAAGAACTCTAGGTCTAGCTCGGTATTAACTAACCCGTTGGGGACTTCTTGCCGAGCACAACGAAGACATTTCAATGTACATTTAGAACTGATTTCAATATGCCAGTGCCAGGTTGCTAACATAGCTGCACATTCCTTTGCCATTGATTGGTAAAATTTGATTGATTATTAACAGTGCTGCATGTTTGCTTGCATACAGAATTGCATTTGTCAGTGTTCCAGCTAGCCTGTATTTGATCAAACTCGGCAATTGTGTCCTGGCCCGTGCCAAGCCAGCAGCAAGGATGTAATACTCCTTGGGCACTAAGGTACAAACTTTGATCGTTGTTTCTGAAACAATCAACAGGGCCGGAGTCAGTTACTGGTCGCGACCAGTTCTTCGGCGACGATAACCAATCAACTGTGGATTTTCGCTTGCTGACTTTTGCACGAAACCAAGTAAATCCCATTTTGCGAGCCAGGCGCTCACAAGCATCAACTTGGTGCTCATTGTGTGCATAAACCAACATATCCCAATGTGCTGAACCTCCAGCTTGAATAAATGCTTCTGCATTTTTCATAACCAGATTCCAATTGACATTACGACGGTAGATATAATTGGTATCTTCCAACCCGTCGATGCTGAACACAACATAGTCTTGCGGTTGATTTAAAATATCTGCTAGATCTTTCCACCAACG